ATGGCCGCTGCCGTGGAGAGCGAAGGCGCCCGCACCATAGGCTCCTGGCTTCGTGCATGGCGAAAGGCCGCGGGCCTGAGGCAGGAGGACCTGGCGGCCGAGATCGACGTCAAGCAGGCCAGCATTTCGCGTTGGGAAAAGGACGTCGTCCAGCCGAATGTCGAGGACCTGAACAGGCTGTACGCGCTGTTCAAGGGCAAAGGACTGAGCGTCGCTCCGCCGCCGGTGGTGAACGGGGCGGACAGGGAGGAAGCGCCTCTGCTGGGGGCGATCCGGCAAGGCGGCGTCGTCCGCCGCGGAGCCGCGGATCAGGAGCGCGTGGCAGCCCGGCAGGCCCCGGACGACCGGCCGCTGGTGGCCTATCGCATTGACACCGACGCACTGACGCCGTTCGGCAACGGCTGGCTGGTGCTGGCGCACGACCACAAGGCCGGATCCAACCCGGCGGAGTGCCGTGACAAGCTGTGCGTCGCCGCCGACGAACGGCATGGCACCGTGCTCGGCTGGCTGCGCGCCGTGCGCGGCGGCTATGTGCTGGAACGCATCAACGCGTCCACCATTCCCCTCGATTCCCTTCTGTGGGTGGAGAAGGTGGTGGAGATCAGGCCGACGTAGCCGGCCGAGGCAGCACCGGGAGCCGAAAGGTCCGCCGGCTCGATCCCCTCCGCCGCGAACCGTTCCAGCGCGGCGGGCATGCCGCACCAGCGAGCGTGCCGCACACGATCCCGGCTCGGGCCGGAACCATGGCAACACAGGCACCGGACGAGGCGCCCGCCGCGCGGGTCCGGGTCGTCGCCTTCCCGCATCCACCCGCCGTTCCTCGCCAGACTGTCGAAACAACGCTGCATGGCACTGCGCCTCGCGGTTCAGGGGTGTTGTTGCGGCTTTTATTCTACAAATAGGACTATGAGCCTGGAAAAATGGGCTGTCAAGGCGGGGGTGCAAAGTCCCGCTCAACCGTCGTTCGCCCTGCGCGCAGGGTGCCAGTCGCTATGGGAGGGAAGGCAAGCCGCAACCCCGGCGGTGGATTCAATACGCGTGGTGGATTCGAATAGCGATGTTCTGGTCTTGTTCCGCGGTATACCTGCGCGCTATATGCGCATATAGTATATTTGTGTACGTGCCAGCGATGGAGATACGATCGTGGCGAAGGGAACCAAGGACAGGAGAGACCGGCGTGTCGGCCCCGGGCGGCCCTTCACGCCGGGCCAGGACGTGCCGGTCACGAGGGATCAGGCGCTGCAAACCACCACGCCGGAGCGCCTGGGCCACTCCGCCCATGTGGTGGAAGCGCGCGACGCCACGGACGGCGGTGCGCCGCCATCCCTTGGCGTCCGGGTGCTGGACGCGTGCCCGCTGGACGCCTACCGGCGGCGCGGCGTGCTCGATTCGCGTCAGCACGATGCCGGGGCGTGGCTGGCGCGGTGTTTCCGCAAGGCCGTGCATCAGCCGTCCATGACGACGTGCTATGGCGAGCGCCTGGGCGGCGGTGGCGGCGCCGATCCGATGCTGGATGGCCGGAACACGCTGTGGCGGGTCCTTCTGGCCAGCGGATTGGCCACCAAGGCGGCCAAGGGAACCGCGGCCGGTGGTGGCGACGCCTTGCGGGACTCCGGCGCCGGCATGGCACTCACGCCCACGGGGGTGGTGGCCATCAACGTGTGCGGCATGGAGGAATGGGCCGGCGGCACCCGCAACCTTGCAAAGTTGCGCACCGCCCTGGACGCGCTGGCCGATCACCTGCGGATCGGCCAGGAAACAGGCGCCGTCCCACGGGGCCAGGGCGCCGGTGCAGATCGTCGATAAGAATATGTTCGTATTTTCGGTTGACACATAGGCATGTTTTCCGGTAACTCTTGCATACCGTGGCGCTTCGTGTCGCAGCCGCAGCCGGAACCCCCGCTCTGGAACGAGAGCGGGGGTTTTCGTTTGGGCATCCCGCTTCCCCGCACCCGGCCGCGACGCCGCCACGCCCCGTCACACCACCCCCCGTCACACCACGACGAGATGAACGCCATGCACCCCAGAACCGTCATCCGCCACGCGCTGGTGGCCCACCTGGGCCAGCCGCTGCCGGACACCGATCCGCCGTCCTACCGCACCGCCGCCGGGGACAGGGTGTACGCCGCCCGCTCCGCGCCGGTGCCGTCGGACGGCCTGCCGTGCCTCGCCGTGCACACCGGCGAGGATGTGCGGGACGCCAGTGCCCCGGCGAACGCGGAAGGCCCGGAACGGCGCCTGCTCACCATCGTGGTGGAGGGCGTGGTGGAGGGCTCGGCCCCCGGCGCGAACGCGGACGACGCGGCGGATGCCCTGGCGCTGGAGGTGGAAAGCGCGGTGCGCGCCGACCCCACGCTGGGCGGCCTCGTCGAGGGCATCCGGCTGGAAAGGACGGCGACGGCGGCGACGGGCAGCGGCGATGACCAGACGGTCGTCGCCAAACTGACCTTCGGCGCCGTCTACTACGCGCACCTGCCGGCCGGGGACGGGCCGCCGCCGCCCACGCAGCTCTACGGTTCCTGGGAGCCGAACACCGGCCCGGCCCACCTGGACGACTACCAGCGGATCGAGCAGGGCCAACTGCCGGAGGTGCGGTGATGACCCCGGAGTTCGTAGACCTGGAGCGCCGCGTCGCCAACGTGGTGCACTTCGCCACCGTGGAGGCCGCCGACTACGCCAAGGCCCGCGTGCGGGTGCGCATCGGCCCCAACGTCACCGCGTGGCTGCCCTGGGCCGCCGCGCGGGCCGGCGGCGATCGCTCCTGGCATCCGCCGGAGGTGGGGGAACAGGTGGTCCTCGCCGCACCCTGCGGGGACCTGAACCAGGCGGTGGTGCTGGGCTCCGTCTATCAGGCGAAGCACGCCGCACCGGGCGACCGGGCCACCGTCTCCCGCACCGTGTGGGAGGACGGGGCCGTCCTGGAATACGACCGCGCGGCGCACGCCTACACCCTGGACGTGCCGGCCGCCGGCACCATCACCCTGCACCTGGGGGCGGCCCGGGTGGTGCTGACGAACGACGGCGTCGCGCTGGAATGCGGCGGCTCCCGCCTGTCCGTCACGCCGGACGCGATCACGCTGGCCGCCCCCGCGGTGGGCATGTCGGCGGGCGGGGGGAGCGGCACGGCCACGCTGGCCGGCAACTTCCGCATGCAGGGCCAGTTGGCCGTGACCGGCGACGTGTCGGCCAGCGGCAGCGTCTTGGACGGCGGCGGCAACTCCAATCATCACAGCCATTAGGCCACCACTCACACTAGCGGAGACCCCAATGCTGGGCATGGACGCCGCGACCGGCCGCCCGCTGGGCGGGCTGGCGCACCTGCGCCAATCCATCCGGGACATCCTGACCACCCGCACCGGCACGCGCGTCATGCGGCGCGACTACGGCTCGGACCTGCCGAACCTGGTGGACCGGCCGATGAACCCGGCGCTGGCCGTGGACCTCTACGCCGCCACCGCCAAGGCGCTGCGGCGGTGGGAGCCGCGCCTCCTTCTCACCCGCGTCCGCATCGCCCAGGCCCGGCCGGGCCGGGTGGAACTGTCGCTGGAAGGCATTTACCGGCCGGACGGTCAGCGCGTGACCATGGACGGCATCGTTGTGGAGTAGGCAATGCCCGCGATCGACCTTTCCCAGCTCCCCGCCCCGACGGTGGTGGAAGCGCTGGATTTCGAGACCATCCTGGCCGCCATGCGCGCCGACCTGCAGGCCCGCTGGCCCGAATTCTCCGCCGCCGTCGAGAGCGACCCGGTGATGAAGGTGCTGGAGGTGGCCGCCTACCGCGAGCTGCTGCTGCGCCAGCGCGTGAACGACGCGGCGCGGGGCGTGCTGGTGGCGACCGCCGCCGGCGCCGACCTGGACAACCTGGGCGCGCTCCTGAACGTGCGGCGGCTGGTGGTGACGCCGGCCGACCCCGCCGCCAATCCGCCGCGCGCGGCGGTGCTGGAGGACGACGCCCGGTTCCGCCAGCGCATCGTCCTGGCGCTGGAGGGCTATCCGACGGCCGGCGCCACCGGCGCCTACCGGTTCCACGCCCTGTCCGCCACGGCCGACGTGAAGGACGTGGCGGTGCGCAGCCCCTATCCCGGCAAGGTCCGGGTGGTGGTGCTGTCGCGTGCCGTCGGCGGGGCGGCGGACGCCGCGCTGCTGGCCACCGTGCAGGCGGCCCTGTCGGACGAGAAGGTGCGGCCGCTGACCGACAGCGTGGAGGTGGTGTCCGCCGCCGTCGTGCCGTACCGCGTGACCGCCACGCTGCACGTCCAGCCCGGGCCGGACGCGCTGGTGGTGAAGCGGGCGGCGGAGGAGGCCGTGGCCGCCTACGTCGCCGGCCGGCACGCCATCGGGGCGGGGGTGGCGGTGTCCGGCCTGCTGGCCGCCCTGCACCAGCCGGGCTGCCGCACCGTCCGGCTGGCCGAGCCGGCGGCCGACCTGGAGGTGGGGCCGGACTCCGCCCCCTTCTGCGAGGCCGTGACCATCACCGTGGAGGAGGGGTAAATGACCGCGTCCCTTTTGCCCTCCAATGCGACTGTAGCGGAGACGGCGATCGCCGCGACAGCGGGGCGGCTGTCCGCCGTTCCCGTCCCCAACCGGGACCTGTGGAACCCGCAGGCCATCCCCGCCCACCTCCTGCCGTGGCTGGCGTGGTCGCTGTCCATCGGCGAGGAATGGACGCTGGCGACGACGGAGCAGGAACAGCGCGACATGGTCGCGGCGGCCGTCGACCTGCACCGCTACAAGGGCACGCCCTTCGCCGTTCGGCGCGGCCTGCGGGCCGCCGGCTTCCGCGACGCGACCCTGCACGAGGGGGAGCCGGTGCTGCGCCACGACGGCGCGTTCCGGCGCGACGGCACCGAGGATTACAACGTCGGGCGCCGCTGGGCGCTGTTCTCCGTCACCCTGGACCTGGGCAACGACAAGGGGTTCGACGATTCGGTGGCGGCCCGTGCGCGCACGGCCATCGCGGTGTGGAAGAACGCCCGCTCCCACCTGCACCGGATCGAGCTGAAGGCCACGCTGTCGGAGGCGCGGAACGCGCCCCCCGCCGCGGCGCCGGCCCTGCACGTCGGGCTGCATTCGTCCGGCGTCCGCGCGGGCTGGCGCGATGGCACGCACCGCCGCGCGGCGCCCACCCGGTACGTGCGGGACGGGGCGTTCACCTATGGCGCCGGGGTGCGGCGCGACGGCGCCGCCCGCTGGACCGGGCTGCGCTTCGGCCGGCCGCGCGTGCAGGCGATGCTGCACGCCGGCCTTCGGCTGGAGGTGCTGCGCGGGGTGGGGGTGTCGCGGGACGGCGCCATCCGCTTCTCCGGCGTCCACCGGCGCGGCGACACCGGGGCGCTGGACGTGTGGCCGCCCGTCCGGCGCGTGGCGCTGGACGACGCCCGCGCGGCGTGGCCGGAGATCCCCGGCTTCCTGGTCCACCCGGACCCGGCGGCATGGGCCGAAGGGCGGCCGCTGGACGGCCCGGTGTACGGCGCCGCCGTGCGCCGCCATCCGCGCGACGCGTCCTTCCGGCGCGACGGCTCCCGCGCCTTCGGGCCGCTGGAGACGACCTACTACACCCAGCAGGGCAACACCGTCCTTCAGACCGTGTGGGATTACGACACCACGCAATGGGACGGCGACACCACCGAGTGGGACGAGGCGTAGCCCATGACCAGCAACATCGACGTGACGGTGCCGCGTTCCGGGAACGCGGACACCGCCCGGGTGCGCGCGAACTTCGCCACCATCAAATCGGAAGTGCAGGACCTGCAGTCCCGCCTCGCCGGCCTGACGGCGCGGCTGGACGCCGGCATGGAGATGCCAGAGGACGCCGTGCGGCTGGCGCAGCTGGCCCAGGTCGCGCTGTCCGGATCCTACTACCACCTGGCGCACCGCCCGCACATCCCCGCCGGCGCGGAGGATCTGGGGGCGTTGCCGCTGGCCGGCGGGGCGATGACGGGGCCGCTGGCCCTGTCCCGCAACGCCGGCACGGCCATGGAGCCGGTGCCGCTCCAGCAGCTGCAAGGCATGCTGGCGGCGCTGGCGGAGGTGGCGCGCACCGGCCGCTACGCCGACCTGCTGGACCGGCCGGCGCTGGGCACGGCGGCGTCCCGCGACGCAGGCGCGTTCGCCAGCGCCGCACAGGGCGCCAGGGCCGACACGGCGGTGCAGCCGCAGGATCTGGCGCCGGTCGCCACGTCGGGATCCTTCGCCGATCTCGACGGCGCCGTGACGGAGGCGCAGCTGGCCCCGGCGGTGGCGGCCAAGCTCAACAACACGCTGCCCTACAACATCTCCGCCACCCGGCCGCCGGGGGCCGCCGACGACGTGGGCGGCGGGTGGCTGGTCGGTTCCCTGTGGGTCGACGTTCAGGCGGACGAGGCCTACCGCTGCGTCGACGCGGCGTCCGGTGCCGCCAAGTGGGTGAAGACCACGGTGGACGCCACGGAACTGGCGGCGCTGGCCTTCTCCGGCCAGTTCGCCGATCTGGGTGGCAGGCCCACGACGCTGGCCGGCTACGGCATCACCGACGCCGCCCCGATGTCCCACACGGGGGCGGGCGGGGCGGCGCACGCGGCGGCCACGGCGTCCACCGCCGGCTTCCTGTCGGCAGCCGACAAGGCGAAGCTGGACGGCATCGCCGCCGGGGCGCAGGTCAACACCGTCGCCTCGGTCAACGCCAAGACCGGCGCGGTCGTGCTTGCCCACACGGACGTCGGCGCGGCGCCCGCCGTGCACGCCCACGGCGAGGCGACGGCGTCCGCCGCCGGCTTCCTGTCGGCGGCGGACAAGGCCAAGCTCGACGGCATCGCCGCCGGGGCCAACGCCTACGTGCATCCGGCCTCGGGTGTCTCGGCCGGCACTTACCGGTCGGTGACGGTGGACGGCAGCGGCCACGTGACCGGTGGCGGCAACCCCACCACGCTGGCGGGATACGGCATCACGGATGCCGCGCCCGCCGGCCACGTGGGGGCCGGCGGTGCGGCGCACGCGAACGCCACCACCGGCGCCGCCGGTTTCCTATCAGCCGCGGACAAGACGAAGCTCGACGGTATCGCCGCCGGGGCGAACGCCTATGCCCATCCGGCGTCTGGAGTGGCGACCGGGACTTACCGGTCGGTAACGGTGGACGGCAACGGGCATGTGACCGGCGGCACCAACCCCACGACGCTGGCCGGCTACGGCATCACGGACGCCGCCCCGCTGTCCCACGCGGGGGCGGGCGGGGCGGCGCACGCGGCGGCCACGGCGTCCACCGCCGGCTTTCTGTCGGCGGCGGACAAGGCCAAGCTCGACGGCATCGCCGCGGGGGCCAACGCCTACCTGCATCCGGCCTCGGGCGTCGCGGCCGGCACTTACCGGTCGGTGACGGTGGACGGCAACGGCCACGTGACCGGCGGCACCAATCCGACGACGCTGGCGGGATACGGCATCACCGACGCCGCGCCCGTCGGCCACGTGGGAAGCGGCGGCGGGGCTCATGCCGTGGCGACGCAGAGCACGGCGGGGTTCCTGTCGGCCTCCGATAAGGCGAAGCTGGACGGGATGACGCCGGCCACGGCGGCCACGGCGGGCACCCTGGCCCAGCGCGACGCCAACAACAACCTGGCCTCCGGCTCCTTCATCGCCAGCGCGGCGTTCCCGCTCTTCGAATTCCACGAGACCGACGGCGCCGCCAACAACAGGCGCTGGCAGCAGCTCGTCAACGGGCAGCAGATGATCTGGCGCACGCTGACGGACGACGGCTCGGCCGACACGCCGTGGCTGACCGTCAGCCGCAGCGGCGTCGGCGTCAGCTCCATCGCCTTCGGCGGCTCGCTGACGGTGGGGGTGCAGGACGGGCTGATCCTCTCCCGCTCCGCCGGCAACCACCGCCTGCTGAACTGGCGCAGCGGCACGTCCAATCGCTGGCACCTGGGGGCCGACAGCGGGACGGAGGGCGGCTCCAACGCCGGCTCGGCCTTCGTGCTGATGCGCTACAGCGACGCCGGGGCCTACCTGGGCACGCCGATCAGCGTGTCGCGCGCCGGCGGGCTGGTGTCGTTCGAGACGACGCCGGCTGTGGCCGGCAATTACGTCTGGCACGCCGGCAACCTGGGCAACGCCACGACGGCCACCGCCGGGCTGATGTCCGCCGCCGACAAGACCAAGCTGAACGCTCTGGGCAGCGTCGCCTCCGGCGTTCTGCCGCCGGTGAACCAAGCCCCCGCGGCGGGGGCGCTGGGCACCACGAAGACGCCCACGCTCCAGGGCTCCGCCTTCGCCACGGTGGGCAGCGCCGACACCCACGCCGCGTCGCAGTGGCAGATCGCCACCGACGCGGCCTTCACCACCATCGTCTACGACAGCGGCGAGGTAACCACGTGATCACCAAAGGCTATTACGCGTCCCTGCGGGAGCTGCTCGCCACCGGCGACCCCGCCCGCGTCGTCGCCAAGATCGGCTTCGGCACCGGGACGAACCCCGAAGACTTCAACGACACCACCCTGACCAACGCCTTCGTCAAGCCCCTGTCGGGGTTCGAGATGGACCCCGACAACCCGCGCCTGCTGCGCTTCACCTATTCCCTGCTGCGCGGCGAGGCGAACGGCAAGGCCATCACCGAGATCGGCCTCTTCACCGAGGGCGGCACGCTGGTGGCCCGCAAGGTCCGCAGCCCCATCGAAAAGACCCCGGACATGCAGATCGGGGACACCTGGGAACTTCTCGTTTAAGGAGCGCGCCACATGGCCGACCCCAACCACCTCCCGGACGTTGCCGATCCGGGCTTTCCCGCCGTCTATGAACTGGCCGTCGACGATCCGGTCGCCGGCGGCCCGGACGGCGTCGACAACCTGCCGCACAAGAACCTGAAGGAGCGCACCGACTACCTGAAGCGCCGGCTGGAGGCGCAGGCCGCCACGCTGACCGGCGTGGACAACCGGCTGGAGACGCTGGAGGCCAGCTCCGTCGGCTCCGTCGGCCGCGCGCTGCCGCTGTCGTGGGAGCTGTCGGACGAGGGCTTCGACTTCGAGCTGTTCTCCCAGGGCTTCCGCTGGGCGGACATCGCCCCGGTGACGGTCGTGCAGACCGTGGCCGGCGACGAGAGCGTGGACGTGGCCGACACCGCCGGCCTGCAGGCGGGCCGCACCTACGTCATCTACACCGGCACCGGCGTCGGCTACCCGGTGGTGGTGGACGCCATCCTGTCCGCCACGCGCTTCCGCGCGAAGGAGGAACTGGCCGTCTCCCTGTCCGGCGCGACGCTGGCCTGCACGTCCTGGGACGTGCGCGCCGGCTATGCGGTGGCGAAGAACGGCGGCCTGCTGTTCTCCCGCCCGGTGCGGGCGCTGCGCTTCTACGCCGACGCCCGCGTGGTGGTCCGGCGCGACGACAAGGACGGCAAGCTGAGCGTCCAGTACCGCACCGCCGGCACGGCCGGCGCGTGGCTGGACGCCATGCTGGTGAGCACCACCGCCCGCGAGGCCGGCACCCGCGACGAGGAATACGCGCTGTCCGGCGGGTCCATCATCGAGTTACGGGTGGAGGCGGCGCATGGTCCCTCGGGCAAGGACGTGACGGTGCACCACCTTGTGGCCTTCCCCGGCGACACCGCCGGCCGGGCCTGGGAGGTGTCGCAGCCGGTCAACACGACGCCCGCGAACGGCGCCACCAACGTGCTGGCGACGCCGACGCTGCAGGGCAGCGGCTACCGCAGCCTGTACGGCGTGGCCCAGTCGAACGCGGAGTTCCGCGTGGCGACCGAGCAGGACATGACGAACGTGGTGCACGCGGCCGTCGCCGGCAGCGCCACCACCTCCCACGCCATCCCCAACGGCGTGCTGGCGACCAACACCGTCTACTGGTGGCAGGCCCGCTACCGCGACGCGGACGGCACGTGGTCGCCGTGGTCGAAGCCGACCGCGTTCTCCACCGGCGCCATCTTCCGCTACGTCCAGCAGCCGCTGAACACCGCACCCGCCAGCGGGACCAAGAGTGCCTCCACCGTGCCGACGCTGCAGGCGTCCGGCTTCCTGGTGGTGGGCGGCACCGACACGCACGCCGCGTCGCAGTGGCAGGTCGCGACGGACGCGGCGTTCACGGCCATCGTCTACGACACGGGGGAAACCGTGGCCAGCACCAACCACACCGTGCCCGCCAACACGCTGGCGGACCAGACCACCTACTATTTCCGCGCGCGCTACAAGGGCACGGCCCTGGGCCTCTCCCCCTGGTCGGCGCCCACCAGCTTCTCCACGCAGGCCATGCCGGCGGCGCCCACGAACACGGCACCGGCCAACGGCGCCACCGGCGTGACGCTGCCGGTAACGCTGCAATCGTCGGCCTTCTTCATTCCGGGTGGCAACGACACGCACGCCAAGTCGCAGTGGCAGGTGTCCACGTCGGCGGACTTTTCGGCGCCGCTCTACGACAGCGGGGAGGTAGCGGACCTGACCAGCCACAGCGTGCCGGTGGGAGCGGGTGCCACCAGCTACTATTGGCGCGCGCGGCACAAGGGGCTGAACGCCGGATGGGGGGCATGGTCCAGCGTGACCAGTTTCACCACTGCGCAGCCCTCCGGCTCGCAGACCTTCACCACGCCAGGGACCTATACCTTCACCGTTCCGGCGGGGGTGACGTCTCTGTCCGCCGTGGCGGTCGGCGGCGGCGGGGGAGGTAACAACTCCTATGGAACCGGCGGCGGCGGCGGCGGGCTCCGCTACGTCAGCAACCTTGCCGTTATCCCAGGACAACAGATCACGTTGGTCGTGGGAAGTGGCGGTGCGCCAGGGGCAAATGGCGGGTCGTCCTCGCTTGGATCGTTCATCACCGCCTACGGTGGCCAGTGCGGCGGCAATGGCGTCGGCGGCCTGGGTGGTGCCGGCGTTGGCGGTACGGGCGGTGGTACGGGCGGCCAAGGCGGATACAGCATCAACGGTGCAGGCGCATTTGCGGGCGGCGGCGGCGGTGCAGCCGGCTATACGGGAAATGGAGGTCGGGGAGCCGGCTTTGGTCCGTCGAACACTGCGTCCGACGGCTTGCTGGCCACGGCTGGCTCCGGTGGTGGCGGGGCAGGTGGCGAATTCTGCGGCAACGGTGGGCCTTCCAATTACTTCGGTTCCGGTGGTGGCGGCGTCGGCTTGGCCGGACCCGGCGCGAGTGGTGCCATCGCTGGAACCTACGCGCGTGGCGGCGGCGGCGGCGGGGGATCCGGTGGTGCCAATGGTGCAATGCGCGACGGCGCCGGAGCGAACGGATCTGGCGGCGCCTGCGGCGGCGGTGGCGGCGGGAGCACCTACATGTCCACGGGCGGCAGTGGTGGCGCCGGTGGCGTCGCCTTGATTTGGGGACCGGGTGCCGCGTTCTAACGGGAGAAACACATATGTTGTGGGCTCGCATCGACGAATATGGCCGGGCGGCTGAGTTCATCACCTTCGACCCGTCCAACGCCTTTCACCCCGATACGATTTGGGTTCAGGTTCCAGATCTTTACCGGGAGTGGGTGGACACCGAATACATCCAGGCCGAAGGTGGAAGCCTCGCGCCCCCCTCGCTCGACCACCTCAAGCAGCAGGCCAAGGCCCGCGTCGCCGCTCGCCGCTTTATGGCGGAGACCGGCGGGCTCACCCTGCCGGACGGCACCGGGCTGCGCACCGACCGCGAGAGCCAGGCCATGATCGGCAACGCCGTGGCGCTGGCGCAGCTGGAGCCGGACGCCCCGGTGGCGTTCAAGGCGGCCAGCGGGTGGGTGACGCTCACCGGCGCGCAGATGCAGGCCGTCGGCCGGGCGGTGGGCGCGCACGTGCGCGCGTGCTTCGCCCGCGAACAGGCCATCGGCGCGCTGATCGACGCGGCCGACACGGTCGACGAGGTCCTCGCCACGTACGACGCCGAAAAGGACGAGGGCTGGCCGGCGTAAGCGGCCGCAGCACTCCGTCCGACGTTCGGCCCGCCTTCGGCGGGCTTTTTCTTTTCCCGAAAGCCTTGGGAGCACACCGGAATGCCGGAACAGTTTCTCCACGGCGTGGAAGTCGTCGAAATCGACAACGGCCCGCGCCCCATCCGTACCGTGAAATCCTCCATCATCGGTGTCGTCGGCACGGCACCCGACGCGGACGCCGCGGCCTTCCCGCTGGACACGCCCGTGCTGATCGCCGGCAGCCGCCAGGAGGCGGCCAAGCTGGACACCACCGGCGACGGCAAGGGCACCCTGCCGGCCGCGCTGGAGGGCATCTTCGACCAGATCGGCGCCATGGTCGTCGTCGTCCGCGTGGCC